ACATTGGAGAAATAAATGGCAGAAATTGACAAGTCGCTTCCAAACGTGAAGCAAAAAGTAGAAATTGCAGGACCCGAAGAATCGGAAGTTGATATTCAAGAAACAGTAGAAGAGACACCTAAAGATGTCGAAGTAATTCCAACGGAAGATGGAGGTGCGGAAATTAGTTTTGATCCAGGTGCCGTGAACCAAGAACAAACTGAAAATCATTTTGATAACTTGGCTGAACTCTTACCAGACGATGTTCTAGATCCCTTAGGCAGCCTTCTTTATACAAACTACCAAGACTATAAAGCATCAAGAAAAGATTGGGAACATTCTTATACATCAGGATTGGATCTTTTAGGATTTAAATACGAAAACAGAACAGAACCTTTTAAAGGCGCATCAGGGACCACGCATCCTGTTATGGCTGAAGCGGTTACACAATTTCAAGCACAAGCTTACAAAGAACTACTACCTTCTGATGGACCTGTTCGTACACAGATATTAGGATCACCTACTATTGAAAAAGAATCACAAGCAAGTCGTGTTAAAGATTTTATGAATTATCAGATTATGAATGTCATGAAAGAGTATGACCCAGAATTTGATCAAATGTTATTTTATTTACCTCTATCAGGTTCAGCATTTAAAAAAGTTTATTATGATGATTTACTAGGACGAGCAGTTTCTAAGTTTGTTCCAGCAGATGATCTAGTCGTTCCGTATTCAGCTACTTCATTAGAAGATGCAGAAGCTATTATGCACATTGTTAAAATGTCGGAGAATGATTTAAGAAAACAACAAGTCGGTGGTTTTTATAGAGACATTGAATTACAACCAGGCTTTACACAAGAAACAGAATTACAAAGAAAAGAAAGAGAACTTGAAGGAATTTCAAAAGGTAAGAATGAAGAAATTTTTACTTTAATTGAATGCCATGTTAATTTAGATTTAGATGGCTTTGAAGAATTAAGCGAAACAGGAGAACCTACTGGAGTTAAATTACCTTACATCGTAACTCTCGAAGAAGGTACAAGAAAAGTATTATCTATTCGAAGAAACTACGAACCTGAAAATAATCTTAAAACAAAAATTCAATACTTTGTTCATTTTAAATTTCTACCAGGACTAGGCTTTTATGGCTTTGGTCTTATTCACATGATTGGCGGATTGAGCAGAACAGCAACATCAGCTCTTCGTCAACTTTTAGATGCGGGTACGCTCTCCAATCTACCCGCAGGGTTTAAAATGCGTGGCATCAAAATGAGAGATGAAGCGCAAGCATTACAACCAGGGGAGTTTCGAGATGTCGATGCTCCAGGAGGCAACTTACGAGATGCCTTTATGACTTTACCTTTTAAAGAACCTTCACAAACTCTACTTAATTTATTAGGTGTAGTTGTTCAAGCAGGGCAGAGATTCGCGTCCATTGCTGACATGCAGGTCGGGGACGGGAATCAACAGGCTGCTGTTGGTACGACCGTAGCTCTTTTGGAACGTGGTTCAAGAGTAATGTCAGCAATCCATAAAAGATTGTACTCTGGTTTAAAAGTAGAATTTCAATTACTTTCAAGAGTATTTAAAACATATTTACCACCTGTTTATCCATACGATGTTGTGGGTGGACAAAAAGAAATTAAACAAGCAGACTTTGATGACAAAATAGATGTTATTCCAGTTGCTGATCCTAATATTTTTTCTCAAACACAGAGAATTTCTATTGCACAAACAGAATTACAACTTGCTCAATCTAATCCAGGTATGCACAATCTATACAAAGCTTACCGAGATATGTATCAAGCGTTAGGAGTGAAAAATATAGACCAAATTCTTCCTCCTCCTCCACAACCACAACCTAAAGACCCAGCTTTAGAGCATATTGACGCACTATCAGGAAAACCTTACCAAGCTTTTAAAGGACAAGACCATAGAGCTCATATTACTTCGCATTTAAATTTTATGTCGACAAATATGGCAAAAAATAACCCTATGATCATTGCTAGTTTAGAAAAAAATATATTTCAGCACATTTCTATAATGTCTAATGAACAAGTTGAGATAGAATTTCCAGAACAAATACAACAAATGCAAATGATGCAGCAAAATCCTCAAATGATGCAAGATCCTAAAGCTCAACAACAAATGCAACAGATGATGATGCAAATTGAAGCAAGAAAAGCTAAACTTATTGCTGAAATGATGGAAGAATTTATGATTGAAGAGAAAAAAATCATTTCTCAGTTTGATAATGACCCAATTGCTAAACTTAGATCAAGAGAATTAGACTTAAAAGCAATGAAAGATCATAGAACAGCACATGAAAATGAAGATCGTATGAACTTAGACCGTATGAAGGCTATGATGAATCAAAGTAACCAACAAGAAAAACTAAATCAGAACGAAGATCTTGCTGAATTAAGAGCTGAAACGTCTTTAGAAAAACAACAACTAGCAAATCAAACTAGAAGAGAACTTGCTGGAATGAAACAGAGAGGAAGTTAATGATAGACAAGAGAGAGAAAAAAACACTTAGTAAACACAGTAAACACCACACTAAAACCCACATGTCTCAAATGAAAAAAGACATGAAAAAAGGAATGAGCTTTAAAAAATCACATAACAAAGCTATGAAAAAGGTAGGGGTGTAATGTTACCATATAAATTGTTATTTAATATTGGTTCTAAAGCTGTAGGTGGATTCATGAAAAATAGATCCGAAAAAAAAGCAATGAAGCATCAAGTTGCAATGAAAGAAATTGAAACAGGTGCTATTAGAGCTAAACGAAATGGATCTTTAATACTAGACCTAGTTTTAGGTGCTTTTATATTAGCTCCACTTGGTATATTAGCTTATGGATCTTATTACGGAGATGCAGAAATCTTAAATCGTACTGATTTTTATTTTGCTAGACTTAAAGAAATACCAGAAGTATATTTATATTTAGTTTTCATCGTTGTAGGTGGAAATTATGGAATATCAGTTACTAATTTATTAACAGGTAAGAAATTTAAGTAATTATGCCTAAAAAAAGTAAAACAGAGATGTATAGAGAACTAGGTAGAAAAGGTGGAAGTAGTGCAGATTTTAAAGCTCTTTATTTTAAATTAAAAAGCAAAGAAGGAATTAAAGATCCACTTCCTGTAGGACCTAACCTCGAAGATGTTTTAAAAAGATACGGAAATAAAAATGGTGGTTTAATTAAAAAAGGAACACCTAAACTAACAACAAAAGGATGGAAATAATGCCAGGAAAAGAAATAAAAGGAACAAGTAAAAGAGCAAATTATCGTGATGGGAAACTTGTAGGTGGACAAAGTAAAATAGCAAGTGCCGCTGCACCAAGAAACAAAATTACAGGAGCAGATTTTAAAGTATTAAACAGAAAAAATCTTAGTACAGGTAGTAGTGATACTCATGTAACTAAAGATGGACGTACAGCCAAAAAAGGACTTTACTACTACATGAATAAAGCAAAAAAAGAAGGTAGAAGTAAATCAGGTAAAGGATCTGTTACTGATAAAGCTTTAAAACAATCATCAAAAACGGCAAAGGCATAATGTTTTCTATAATTGGAAAAAAAGGTGGAACAACTGTTGGCATTGGGCGTGGTGGTAAAAATTTAATTAAAGACAAGAAAAAAGAAAGATTAAATTATAACTCTGGTGGATATGTAGGTAGTTCAATTAATGCTGAGTATGGTGGTGTTAATTTATCAAACCCATCATATAAAAAATATTATAAAGGAATGATTTAATGCCAAATATTGCCTTAAGAGGAACAAGTAGAATTTTATTGAAATCAGGTTCAACTCCTGCTTGGACAAGAGCAGAAGGTAAATCTAAATCTGGTGGTTTAAATGCTAAAGGTAGAGCGAGTTATACAAAAGGAACTTTAAAAGCACCTACAAAATCTAAAACAAGTGGAAGACGTAAATCATTTTGTGCAAGAATGAGTGGAATGAAAAAAAAATTAACTTCTGCAAAAACAGCAAGAGATCCTAATTCAAGAATTAATAAAGCGCTTAGAAAGTGGGATTGCTAATGGATCCATTAGTTATTGTTGCAAAAATGCAAAAATTATTGAGAGATAATCTCCAAAGAATTGGGGATAATTTAATTAGTGGAGGTGTTGACAACATGGAAAAATATCAGTATATGTTAGGACAAGCACGTTCTTATCAATACATGCTACAGGAAATCTCTAACCTGCTTAAACAGAAGGAGCAAAAAGATGAACAAGGAAACGTTATCGACCTCGGAAAAGGAAACCCCAAAGCATAAAAATGCTTTAGAACAAAAATATCAAGAAGAAACAGAAAAATTACCAAAACCAACAGGTTGGCGTATTTTAGTTTTACCTTTTAAAATGAGTAAAAAAACAAAAGGTGGAATTATTATGGCTGATACAAGTGTAGAGCGACAACAACTTGCCGCACAATGCGCAAATGTATTAGCTGTAGGTCCTGACGCTTATGGAGATAAAGAAAAATTTCCTGAGGGTCCGTGGTGCAAAGTGGGAGATTGGGTAGTGTTTGCACGTTACGCAGGATCAAGAATAAAAATAGAAGGTGGAGAAGTTCGTTTGCTAAACGATGATGAAATTTTAGCAACCATCAAGAATCCAGAGGATCTCTTGCATGAATTTTAACCATAGGAGGAACTATGCCAGATGAAATAAAAAAATCTGAACAAGAAGAAGTAAAAAAAGAAAACATGGTAGAATTAGATACTTCAGGCCCAGGAGCCGAGATTGATCTACCCGAAGAAAAATCAAAGGAAGAAATAGAGGTAAAAGATGAAAAAACTATTGAAGACAGTTCTAAGTCCGATGATACAATTGAGAAATCTGACGAGCAGTTGGATGTTCGAGATGGCAAGGACAGTAAAGAACCAGTACAAGAGAAAAAAGAAAAAGAATTAGACGAGTATAGTGATGGCGTTAAAAGACGTATTGCTAAACTTACTAAAAAAATGCGTGAAGCGGAAAGACAAAAAGAAGCTGCTTTAACGTATGCTAAAAAAGTTCAAGATGAACAAACTTTTTTAAAAGATAGATTAACTAAATTAGATACAGGTTTTGTATCTGAAATGGAAAATCGAATAAACTCAAGCGTGGAGGCGGCAGAAACAAAATTACGTTCTGCTAGGGAAGCTGGAGATATTGAAGCTGAAGTAAAAGCTCAAAAAGACATTGCACGTTTAGGATATGAAGAGGCTAGATTAGCTGAAATCAAGTCTAAACAGGCAACTGAAAAAGAAGGTAAGGAGAAAACAAACAATCAACAAGTTAATCAACAAGCTATTCAACAAGAACAGCCTGTACCAACTCCAGATCCAAAAGCAGAGGATTGGGCAAGTAAAAATGCCTGGTTTGGCACCGATAATGCCATGACTTACACTGCTTTTGACCTACATAAGAGATTGGTAGAGGAAGAAGGGTACGATCCAAAAAGTGAGGAATATTATTCTGAAATAAATAAAAGAATAAGACTTGAATTCCCCCACAAATTTGGTAATACTAGTTCACAAGAAACGATTAAGCCTTTACAGAACGTAGCTTCGGCTAAAAGAAGTAATAGGATCTCTGGTCGCAAAACTGTGAAACTCACATCGTCACAAGTAGCAATTGCTAAAAAACTAGGTGTGCCGCTTGAAGAGTATGCGAAACATATAAACGTGAAGGAATAAGCATATGAAAAAAGAAGATAAAAAAACTCCACACGCGTCCATGACTCGAGAAAAAGTTTCTCGAAAAAAAGAATGGACTCCACCGTCAGCTTTAGATACACCCCCTGCGCCAGATGGGTTTAGACAAAGATGGATAAGAGCTGAAGTATTAGGTTTCGATGATTCGAAAAATATTTCAGGTAAATTTAGATCAGGTTGGGAATTAGTGAGAGCTGATTCTTACCCAGACTTAGATTATCCAACTATAAACAATGGCAAATACAAGGGTATTATCGGAGTTGGAGGCCTACTGCTGGCAAGGATACCAGAAGAGATCGCAAAATCTCGAGAGGAGTATTTTAATAATATGACTCGAGATGCAAATGAGGCAATCGACAACGATCTTATGAAGGAACAGCACCCAAGTATGCCGATCAGTAGTGATCGACAGACTCGTGTAACCTTCGGTGGCGAAAAGAAGAACTAATTTTTAGTAATTCCTAAACCAACGAAATTTAAATAAAC